CAGTAGTACGCTTGGTCTGGGCTAGTTGTGGCGCTTCGTTGGCCACTCGTTCAGCAGCGTAAACCCGCTCCATGATTTGCTGAGGCACGGGTATGCCGCCATACAAATACGACGGCTTGAGTAAATCCACTAACTCAGAATTGCGGAATATGATTAGATGTGAACGATGGTGCTTAACGCCGTTAATTATCCACCACGTCGGCTCGTAAAAATGCAGGCTGTCAGGTTGAGCCGCTGATAATCCATCAAGCATAGGTGCGCACCAGTACGGGTCAACTTGTACGATTCCTTTGTAACTATTCGGCGTTATCCCGTCCAGATTAAACGGTTTTTCATAGTAATCTGGGTCGGTGCTTTCAACCTTGAATAATGCAATTCTAATGCCGAATATACGACCTTTATAGACAAAATCTTCCAAGTGTTTATTTAGTAGAAACTTTCGGTCATAATAGTTGATTATCTTCGTCGCATTTTCTGGCATATCGTCACCGTCAATGGATGCGACTGAGTAGCCGTTTCGGATTGCGTCACGCGCTGGCATTGCACACGCTTTGTTAATTAGCCAATTCTGCGACAATATCCCGCAAAGTTGATGCCCGATAAATCCTTGAGAAGCGTACCACATCATCAGCACGTCATTCAATGCGCTGGAATTGTCCTGCACAATCTTTAATGATGGTGCGCCGTTGCTTGAATCGTCCATCGTTCCAGACGGCAAGCCAGATACGATCTGATTGACTATATCACGCGGGCTTGCAAATGATTCGCCGTGGTCAAATGCGTGTGTTCCCCAAAAGCTCTTTTTATGCTTGGGTAATGGTGCAGGCTCTATCTCTTTCTTCCAAAACTTTAACATGATTTTCCTTTATCCGAACCAGCTACGTGTTGACTTTGTGGGTGCAAATGCAATGACGAATGCGTCCGCGATATTTGGGCTTGCTACGTCGCGCTTTGCAAGGTCTTTTTTTGATTCTACCTTAACCCGTCCATTTGCGTCAAAATCTCGCCTTGGTGTTGATAGTTCCGTCTTTAGCTTCTCAATCATTGGCATGTCGCTGGCTATACTGATTAGTTCGTCTGCGTTGTATTGTGTGCCGTTGTGGATAGCGTCATAAGTATTTCTGAATCTATCCGCGATCAACCACCAGGACTGTGCTTTCAAGTTGCTGAAAAAAGCCTTATTCTTTATCTTCGCCATACTGTCTGATTTATACGGTTTTTCAGGCTCATGCACTGAATCCCCTGCATTAAACTTGTGATATTTAATCAGACTGCTGTTTGTTAGATTCAGCTCGTCAAATTTACCACCAGCGGATGCTCCAACACCTATACAGTCGTAACCTATCTCAGCGCAGCGCTCTTGTGCGTTTGCGTAGGTTCGTGAGCATGATTTAAGCAACTCATCCTCGCCGCCTTTCCATTCCTCACACCATAACGCGACTGACCCATGAGCGTACACGTTAGCACACTTATCAGCACCATCATCCGCCACGTCAAATCCGATTATCTTCCTACCCTCGTGCGTGAAGTTCAATTTTATATGCGCATCAATCGCCGCTTCTATCCACGATAATTTAATGATTACCCTATCGTCGTCTGTCCACGGCACGCCTAAATAGTAATGCTCATAACTATCATAATCATCTATCTTCATCGCTTCGATGCGCTTACGTGAAGTGTTAGACAAAAAAGGGTTTTCGTCGTAGTTTATTTTGCGGACGATTGTATCAGCAGGCGGATTGACGATAAACCGCTGATAAACAAAATCGGCCGATAATCTGGGGTTAAATATTAGCCAGTGCTGTGACCCCTCCTTGCGTAGCGTGGGGTCTATAATTGACCATTCCTCATCAGTCATTAGCTCGCATTCTTCTGCCCAGTGTATATCTACACCCTCCACGCCCTTAATGTCTGAGATGTTGCGTGACCGCCCGTAGAAGATAAAATCGCTACCAGTGGACGGACAATAAATAGACGTATTCGTTATCTCGAACAGATGCGAAACCCCGAACCGTTCTATCTGGTGGCACAAAACAGTATAGACACTATCAGCTATGCGGTTCTGAAACTGACGAGTAGCCATAAATCGGATTTTGTAAGCCTGTGCAAGAAATATAGCAAATCCCGCTGCATCCCAAGTCTTTGAGCTGTCTCGCCCGCCGTATAGTACGCGGTTACGTGCTGGAGTAGTCCAGAACGTGCGCAGGTTCGGGTTAAGCGTTGCTGTAGAAGTCATTTATTGTTTTGACTTGTGGTGCGTTGTTGTTTATCTGGATAGCGGTATCTGGGGATTTTCCGAGCCTTGCTTCTCTGTGCGTTTTCAGAACATTCATTACAGCTCCAACTGCCGATGGGTTATCTACGCCGTCCAACAAATCCATGGCTTTTTGCGCTGCCAATTCCATACGCGCATTTGATTGAGTTTCAAATCTAACTCTATCGTGGACAGCATCTTCTATTGCGTCCACCATGCGTCCATCATAAGCCTGTAAGCCGCGCCTGTACTGGAAACCAGTGTCCACAATCGCCGCAGCATCTCGATCTATTCCCTTGCATATATTGCCTACTGCGCTTTTGCTTATTCCATACTTTGATGCTATCTCTCTTATTGATAGCTTACCTATGCGCCAGTCAACAACAACGGCTTCGGATATTTCTTGATTTATGGGTTTTGCTGCCATTGTCGTATCATTCTGCCGTAAAATAACATATCAATATGCCTTGTGTTTAGATACCCGCATGGTGCGCATCGACCAGTATCATCTAGTCCAGCATATCTTACGATATTCTAAGCGTTGCGGGTTATTTGTCTGTTCTAACCAAATATCAAAACCGAATTCCTATTTGTTATCGTTTTTATAACATCTCTAAAATACTTGTTTGATTGCTTAAAATTTTCTGGCGAAGGCATTACAGAAATAATTTTCATCGTAAAAACATTAACGCCATTGCACTTATCAACATCAACGCGACTAATTAAGAAATCTGCGGATTTCCCGATCAATCTTTCCACATTATCACTTTCTTCTAACGATAATTTGCATCCTATCGCTGAAAAAAGTTGGTTTATTACTGCCACATCAAATTTTGATTTATATTTCAGATAAAATTCTCCGAAAAGGTGTCCCCCTCTTAAACGTAGAGTTAATCCTTTATTATGAAACTTTACATTTTCTATTGTCAAAGGATACATTCCAGCTCTGTCTAATATTTGCATTTCCGTTCCTTTGGTATCAAGTTTTATTCTCAATATTGCTGACATACCCTAGCCACCCTGTTAATGGCTGCGGTGTTTATTTCTTCTTCTGTTACATTTCGCTTATGCTTTTTAATCATGTTCATTGAAATATCATAAATCGCCATATTTATATCACTGAGATTATACGTTGCGTCTTTTGTCCTTGCCCACTTGTCCAGCGTGTCCTGATCTTGCACTGCTATTGCTGCAACTTGCAACATGCCGCTAATGTCTGGCACTCTTGCATCTACTATGCTCAACTGATAAACAGCAGTAGCTACAACGATATTAAGCTGACACTCTGTAAGCGGTGCTAGATGCTCTCTAGCCTGCGCATTACTAGCAAATGCGAACATCATCACTATCAACATTTTAACATATTTCATGATTTTTTCCTTTGATTTTTCCCACGATTAACCCCAACACACCACCCGATAAAAACGAAACTGCAATTATCAATAATAACGCATTTTCCATTTCAATCCCTTTCATGACTTGATATTGTTACCGTCATCCCGCCATCTTTGATAGGCGCGCCGTACTCTGCCTCAATCCGTTTTATCTGGCTGTCGTCGTTGTAAGCAATTCCATTCAGCGCGTCACACGTTACTTTTATTGAGTTATCCAAATCCAAGCATATTTTTGATGCGTCACCATTCTTTGTTGTTTTTGGATGAAGCGCTATCTTCAGCGCGACATGCTCATGTACTGGTCGCACTCCTGCCGCTATCGCTATCCACGCTATTGCCTGCTTGTATGACCTAGCCTCTGCGCTAACGTAAGTAACTGCATGACCTTTGGTAACTGTTGTGCGCCAGTATTTGTTGGCTGAAACTGGGTATGGCAGTCTGATTGTTATCACATTAACCTCTCTATAGTTTCCGCCAGCACTAACAATTCAGTCTTATGCATAATATGCCACATTGCCTTCCGCCCGTGTATTCCGTTGTGATTATCCTGATGACATGATTTGCACAGTGGGATAACAGCAAAGTGACTTACCCTGCGTCCACCCTCCAATACATGATGAGCGTCCGATGTTTCACCATCGCCACATACGCCACATGATAGATTTTTAACACGTTCTATGTGTTTATGTTCCGATTTGGTCATTAAACTTTACCCCATTATTTGCACCAAATGCCGCGATCAACTCAAGCAATTCACTGAACTCTGATTTAGTCATTTTTGAAGTGGACTGACCACAAACAACAAATCCACCGTCTAGCCCAGGCACGACCTTTTGCCTTTTAAGCGCCGAACTGAAAACTGACTTCCATTCTTCCTGACTTAGTTTATTACCGTACCAGTCAACCTGACGACTAATATCTGTTAGCATCGCCCACAATGCCGCGTTCTGGTCTAAGTTTCTGGTCGGCTCTGATACTGTGACGATATATCCATCTTGCGCGTCTTTAACTGCCTGCATAGCCCTGTTCTTAGCCTCATCATGGACTAGTCTGAATGTCTGTTTACTCATGCACCAACCCCTATTATCATCGCTCATCTCAATCTCCACAAAAACATGGAATTAAATCTTCTTCGCTCGTAAATAACCCGTCTTGGTCTTTTGTAAATTGTTTCATCGCTGCGTAACTTGGTCTGGATTTGTGGAATATTGCGCCATCACCTGTTGGGTTTCCTTGGGTTTTGATTAGCATTTCCATCTCGATCCACCAATCTGCGCGATCTGGCTTCTCTATAATGAGCGACAGAACCTGTCCATACCCTTTTAAAAAACATAAGTCACAATTCCCGTGCATGGTTACTCCATTCATATTTGGCAATTCCAAATCAAAATCCTGTTTCGCCCAAAATTTCTCTACATCGCGCTTGGTGACGTTTGCGTGATACATCGGCGCTCTTGATTTGTCTGCTAGTTTTGCAACACGTCTATGCTCGTCAGCACGAAACCCAACGATAGAATCATTCTCACCAGCATCTAGTCCGATTGATTTACAATATCGTGCTGTCGTTCTGATTTTCATTTCTATCGTGCAGAATCTTGTAACCGCATTTGGTAAATATTGTTTTTTGATGATTAGTTGTTTGAACGGATCTCCGTTTCTGCTTGCAGTTTCGTAAGTAACAACTTTAAATTTATTGTTATCACTACGGTATTCAAGCCAGACTATCGGCACGCTCCAATTCACCGCGCAATCGTTGACAAACTTGAGCGTTGCTTCTTCTTCTTTGCCAGTATTGCAAAACACGACAACTGAACCATCAGGCAACCCTGCATTGAGCATTTGACGTAGCATGTACCCAGACGACCTGCCGCCTGAAAATGCTATGCAAATTTGCTCGTTAAACTTATACGGGTTCATGGCCGCCCTCTATATCGTCTTGCTCATCCTTGCGTCTGTTGTTGTACGCCATGGGGTTAGCTGTCCGTGAATCTGCTGCTTTTATCCACGCCAGTACGTCCTTTTTCTTAACTATGTTTAACGTACTCATGTCCAGCTTACGTATTCCATCAATAGAAACGCCGTTGCAGTCAAATATTCCGCCCGTTATCACATCAACATACAATCGCTTGCCGTCCAGCACCGAATCAGCATAAACACGGCCGATTTGTGCGTATTGCACAATCTCCATTCTACCTATGCTATTTGGTGCGCTGGACATTATTCTGATAGCGTTAGCTGTTAATGCATAGCACTCTGACGAGATGATCTTTATGTTCAGCGTGGTCATTTCTCATCTTTCAGTAACTCGACCATAACAACGCTAACTTGCATTAGCAATTCGTCGATAGTCGCATTTAGCGCGGATTCGCCTACTACTTTCTCTAGTTCTATGCCACCGTATGACCAAGTTACTTTATACATTTACCAGCTTTCAAGGTGAAAAGCTCCCAGAAAGCTGGGTGCATTTTGCGCTTACCAGCTTCCCACTGTTGCCAAGTAATTTGAGAGCAATATATATATTGCGCAGCGTCTTTCTGAGTGATACCGGCCTCTTTTCGGGAAGAAATTATCTCGTAAGAATTTGGTGACTTTGATTTAATATTCATCTCCTAACTTCTAATTGTGATATATGGAAATTCAGTCAGGAATTTAAGATTATTTTCTAATTTAAGCTCATCAAAAATTCTTCTAGCATCCATTTCATTCAGATCTTCTTCTGTAAGCTCATTGTTTCCATCTTCTACATTGAATGTGACGTTTGTTTCTTCATTGTTTCTAGACGCATTTAAAACAAATGTTTTTCCATCTGTTTTTTTGCATGTGATCATGCATTCATATTTGTTTATTGTTTCAAACCCATCCACCCCTATTTGATAAGTGAAAGTTTTGTCGAAAAAAGTTGAGGAAATAATTTCAGTCATGATAATTTCCTTTATGATGTTATTTGGTATATATGTTTGCTTTCCAGATGTGGTTATTATACATTCAATGAATATATTTGTAAGAGTTATTTTGTATTTCTTTTTTTATGCTCTATTTTTTCCAGTCTTTGAGTTTCTACGACCGCTTCCATCATCTCGCGTTGAGTTATCATTTTCAACTGCGCGTCGTGCAGCTCTATCAGCCCCTTGGCTGCTCTAATCGCGTCTGACGTAAGTAAGTACACGCCGCGTTTTTTAGATAGCCCATACGCTGTTTTAATCTGTTCCTGAGCTTCTTCTATCACTTCAGATTTCTTACTAAAAAAATATTTATCATCAATCACTTTCGTTAGGTTAGATAGCGCCGCGATAATTTCAAAATCGCGCAAGCCGCCGCCATTTAGCAAGTTTTCCAGCGCCAAGTGATTATGCAGATTAAGATCAGTCCGCTGGTCGTCAGTCAGTGGCCGTGCGCCAACTATCGCACCAAGTCCACCCATGGC